ATGAAGTGCGCCGTCTACCTGCGAATATCTGAGGACCGTACCGGCGAACGGCTTGCCGTCGAACGCCAACGGACGGACTGTCTCAAGTTGTGCGAGCAGCGGCGCTGGCAGCCAGTGGAGTACGTCGATAACGACACCAGTGCCAGCACGGGGAAGCGGCCCGAATATGAGCGCATGCTTGCCGACATTCGTGCGGGCAGCGTCGGCGCTGTGGCGGTGTGGGATCTTGACCGGCTTCACCGCCGACCGATTGAACTTGAACACTTCATGGAGCTTGCCGACGAAAAACGCCTAGCACTGGCGACGGTGACCGGGGAAGTTGACCTGTCAACTGATAACGGGCGGTTGTTCGCCCGAATCAAGGGTGCGGTTGCCCGTTCGGAGGTTGAGCGCAAGGTGGCACGGCAGAAACGCCAAGCGAAGCAGGCCGCTGAGAGCGGTAAGGGTTGGGGTGGCCGTCGTGCATTCGGATATGTTCAGGGCAGCAACAACATTCGTGCCGATGAGGCGAAGCTGATCAAGGCCGCGTATAAGGCTGTCAGTTCGGGTGCGTCTTTGTATTCCGTTGCAGCACAGTGGAATAAAGCTGGGGTGTCCACGACCGTGGGTAACCAGTGGTCGGGTAGCACGGTGCGGCAAGTGCTGGTCAATCCCCGCTACATGGGGAAGCGGACCTATAAGGGTGAGATCGTGGCTGACGCACTTTGGCAACCAATCGTCAGCGCAGACCTATGGCAATCGGTGCATGCGGTCCTCACGAACGAAACCCGCAACACCGGGCGGACGCCGGGACGCAAGTATCTTCTGACCGGCATTCTGTGCTGTGGCCGCTGCGGCGAGACGATGGGTTCTGGTGTCGCAAACGACGACGGTGCAGCGGTCTACACCTGCAAGCACTGCTTACGAAACTCACGACGCCAAGCGCCGGTTGACAAGCTGGTGGTGGATCTCGTCGTCGGGTTCCTCTCACGACCGGATGCCGTAGGCGTGCTGATTGACGGCAGCCGCAACGACATTGGCGAATTGAGGGAACAGGAACGCGTATTACTTGACCGGTCGGACGCGTTCACCGCTGACTACGCGGACGGCAACCTGAACGCCAAACAGCTACGGGCAGCGACAGAACGGGTTGAGGCGCAACTAGTGGATGTGCGCTCGCAGATGGTGGATGCCGACAGATCCCGCGTGTTCGATGGCCTGGTCGGGGCGAAGGATGTTCGCAAGTGGTGGCGTGGTCTGTCGCTAGACCGCAAGCGGGCGATTGTTTCCACGGTCGTGCGTCCGACGCTTCAACCTGCGGGCAGGGGCAGACCGTTTCACCGGGACCACCTGACTGTCGAGTGGTTGACCGGCAACGATTAGCGCCAGCTTGTTGCGACGTGTCAGGGATAGCGCAGGGGCGTTGGCCACCTGTTCGGCTATCCATTCATCGTCGGTCACTCAACTAGTATCAACCCGATCAGTCCTAGCTCTTCGGTGTGCGTTTCCGCAGGTCACCCGGTTGCATCTCTCCGTCAGAAGCTCCACTTGCGGCACGACGACATCAGTCCTAGCAAGACAACCAAGGGGTAATCTGATGGCACGACAGCACGGCTGAGGGCGACAACCCGTCAATTCACACACTTGTTGCACGGCAACATGTTTCTACTTAAAGAAAATCGTTACCATACTGTGACCGAAATCACATTGACTTCGCGGCTCAAATGTGTTCAAGCCGCGATATGATTAGTACGAAGGTAGGAAAACATGATGGCCGACAACGCCACTCGACCAGACGACTCCAAGCGGGAAATGCTCCGAGCACTCCGAGCAGTCCCCAACGTCCCGTCGATTCAAGCCGAAACACTCGCACGCAGTTCGCGTAAGCGCTGATTGCACAACGCTTTACACCAAAGTTCTTCCGCCGTTCGACGGGAGTCAGCCCGAGTCAAAACTCGGATCAGGTCCAGGCCGTCAGAGGGTGGCGTTTCGTCGGCTGTAAGTGAGAATAAGCAAACCAGCCAATCCGATTGATGAGATCAGGAACGTCCAAGCGGGAACCGGAGCGTTCGCAAGAGTTGATCCTCAAGTGTCCGTCCCCGCCCCATGGGGGACAAATAGGTTTGAAATGAGATAACCACCCAGACCGGGAAACCGGTACGGAGACCCAGTAGGTGGTGTTCCTCGCCCGCTCGGAACAGTCAGCCAACGTTCGGAACCTAGCGGTCCCTCAAACCCTTCCGGGCCATTACGGAAGTGCGGCAGGTCACGGAACGCAACGTTCCCGGCAAAGAGGAAAACAAGAGAAGATTCACCTTTCGGAGCTTTCCCACCTGGTGACGTAACGGTCCGTTGGCAGGGTGGTCGGACTACGCAACGATGGCCCGGACATCGGGAAGGTGAGCCAGCCCGCACGAAAGCACCGGGTCGGTTGCGGGTCTGGGTCTAGAGATTGATCGGTTCCAGTCGCTTCGCTCCTTTCACCTACAGGGAATTGCCGCTGACGCGGCCTGAGGGCTTCACCGGGACCACTTACCCATCCGTGCCGTGAAAACCCGGCACACAGCCATACAGGCACCATTCCGCCACGATCAGGAGCAGCGAACGTGGAAACGATCTACCGATGCAACCATTGCGGGCTGAGGGTCCGCCCTGGCGACGGGTATCTACACACCACCGGCATCACCGGGTGGGCGATCCACCATAAGGAATGCGCCCCGGATCTCACGGACGAAGTGTGCTTCGGAGTGCCACGCCATTGGAGTGACTTGCTGACCGCTCACCATTGGCTGTCGCAGCAGCGTGCAGAGGTCGACGCATGAGGACGCACTACGAACCTCAGCTAGTGAAGCGGCCACGTCCCGCACGGCCCACCCGTGAGATCAACCCTCACAGCTTGCACGTGTTGGGCGGACCCGCACTGTTCGATCTCGTACTCGACTGCGGCAACGACAACCCCGTGACAGTCGTGAAGATCCCCGCTGACCTCGCCCACATCCTGCGGGCACGACTCGACACCAAGCTAGGAACACCATGAGCAACAACGAGATCGGCTCAGAACTCACCATCTACCGCGTCACCCGTGTTGACGGAGCCACCATCGACCACGGCGGCGAAATCGTCCACGCATTCACGTTGACCGATTCCAGTGGTTCGTCACTGACCATCGGTGTCGACCAGGAACTGTTGAACGCTTGGACCTCGCTGGCCATCGACATGGCGGCGACCGGACTGCAGGCGTGACTGCGGGCGTTCCACGCCCCTGCCTGCATCCCGACTGCGGTGAACTGACCCTCACCGGTCGATGCGAAGCCCACAAGCTCAAGCGTCACCGTGTCCGTCAGCGTCCGTCCGCCACCCAACGCGGCTATGACTCCAAGTGGCAACGGCTCGTAGCGACAGCGATTCGCCGTCAACCTTTCTGCCTGGACTGTGGCCGTACCGCCGACCAGCTCCCGGCATACGACGGCCTGCAGGGCGATCACACACCCGAAGCGTGGGCACGTAAGGCTAAGGGTCTACCAATCCGCCTGCAGGACATCGCCGTTCGGTGCGGACCGTGTAACCGGGCAGCCGGTGCAGCACGGGGCAATAACATCACGCACACCTAACGAGTTTGCGGGCTGTGCCCATCGGTTAGCTGGCCTCATGGGCTGACCAGCCCGAACGCCGGGCTCCCGCACCACACAAGTCGGAGACTACATAAGCGCAGGTCAGGCCCTCGCGACTTTGACGCTTGCACGCGAAGTTATGTCTAACCGACCACGTCAGCTGACGCGTTGCTGCAGGTCAGAGGCCCAGGGGGATAGGGGTTGTCTGCTACCGAAGCGGACGGCCCCGGTCTTAGGCACGGACAGAAATAGATAGCGCCCGATGGGCTCTGCTGAGTTAGCTGAAAGGTTTGCTGTGGGGTTGCCAGTCGGTCCTAAGAAGCGGGTCTTGTTGGACCCGTTGGGGTTTGACGCTACCGGTAAGCCGTCTGAGCGGTTCGCGGAGTTCTGTGCCGAGTTCCTGTTGATTCCGAAGGGTAAGGGTGTCGGCACTCCGCTGAGGTTGCGTGACTGGCAGGTCGCGTTGATGGCGTCGGTTATGGATCCTCAGCCGCGTCCGTCGATTGCGGGTTTCATGCTGCCAAGGGGTTCAGCCAAGACCACTCTGATGGCCGCGTGGATGCTGTTCGAGCTTTACGAAGGCCCTGATGGTAACCAATTGGTCTGCGTGGCCGTAGACGAGCGAATGGCGCATTTGCTGTTCGAGACTGCCGCAGACATGGTTCGCCTCTCTCCTGAGTTGTCCTCTCGCTGTGTAGTTTTCCGCGACCGCCTTGAGGTACCGGGCCGCAGGTCTACGTTTACCGCCCTCCCGGCGGAAGCTAAGCGCTTGGAAGGACTCGGCAACTTTAGTCTCGCGATTGCTGACGAGATCGGCGTCATTTCCCGCGATACGTGGCAGACGCTCCTGCTGGGTCTGGGCAAGGTCGAGAACGCGACGGTGGTGGGTATCGGTACCCCTTCGGCGTCGGATGATTCGGTGCTGCTGGATCTGCGCCAGTACGGGCAGGACAACCCGGATGACCCGACGTTCGTGTGGCGTGAGTATTCCGCTGATGAGTTCACCACTACACATCCGGTTGGTTGCCGCCATTGCTGGGAGTTGGCGAACCCTGCCCTTGGGGATTTTCTCAGCGAGTCGGCAATGGTGGCTTTGTTGCCGCCGAAGACAACTGAGGGAGCTTTCAGGCGTGCACGGCTTTGTCAGTTCGTCCCGGAGAACACCGCCCCGTTTATCCCTGCTGATGTGTGGCGGGACTTGGACAACGGCGAAGTTATCCCAGACGGCACGGAATGCGTTCTAGCTTTGGATGGTTCGTTCGGTGGTTCGAACGCCGACACCACGGCGCTTCTCCTGGCAACCGTGTCACCTGAGCCGCATTGCATGACGCTGCGTGTGTGGGAGTCGGACGGGACGCCGGGTTATCGGGTCAACGTTTTGGAAGTGGAAAACGAGATCCGTGCCGCTGTGAAGCGATGGCAGGTAAAGGAATTGGTTCTGGATCCGTTCCGCTGGAATCGCACCGGGCAGGTTCTTTCGGACATTGTGACGGTGAGTGAGTTTCCGTGGTCCCCGGCTCGCGTCACGAAGGCCACCACTGATTTGTATTCGGCAGCGGTCAACGGGAAGTTGACTCACTCCGGTGACGAGACCCTGACGCGTCATGTGATGGCCGCGACGGTGGTGGAGACCGCTGACGGCGGTTTGAAGATCGGCAAGACGAGCCGTAAGCGCAGTGCCCAGAAGATCGACCTAGCGGCGTGTTTGGTCATGGCCTATTCGCGTGCTTCGTGGTTGGGGACCCGACCTAAGAAGCGTTCCAAGACTTACAGTTTCAGGTAGGAAAACAATGGATCATGACCTTTTGCAGTCGCTTTTGACTGAGGTTGATAAGCCGGTTGCCCGTCTGACGTGGCTGGAATCGTACTATTACGGAAATCAGCAGAACGGTTACCTTACCCGTGAGCAGCGGGACCTGCTGGGACGCAGGCTATCTCACCTTTCAGTGAACATCCCTAAGCTGGCCATCACTTCCCTCGCTGAGCGGTTGTCCGTTCGCGGATTCAAGGGTGTTGATATTTGGCCTGACTGGCTGCGCAATGACGGCGACCAGATTCAGGACATCGTCCACCGTGAGGCTCTGTGCCTGGGTGAGTCGTTCGTCATTGTCTGGGCAGATGCGCAGGGACGCCCGACCATTTCCGCCGAGAGTGCTTGGCAGATGGCAGCTGTCCGCGACCCCGGAACACGCGAAATCGCAGCCGCTATCAAGCGCTGGGAAGGCCCCGACTCCACTGAGGCCGTGGTGTTTCTACCGGACAAGATTTACAAGCTCCGTGCCCGCAACAAGGGTGCCAAGGAAGCGAACAGCTTCCACGTCTACGAAGAGCTGGACAACCCGCTAGGTGTGGTCCCGGTCGTGGTGTTCACCAACTCGGATCGCTTCGCGGAGCACGGCGTCTCCGAGATTGACGACCTCGCGGATTTGGTCGACGGCTTGAATCTAGCTCTCGCCGACCTGGCGATCGCTCAGGCGTACAACGCCCGCCCGGTTGCGTGGGCCACTGGCGTCACCCTTGAGGAAAAGCCCGTGCTTGACGACGACGGCAACCCGGTGGTCGATGACGACGGCAACCCGGTGATGGCTGCGGAGAACCCGTTTCCGCCAACAAATAGAATGCATATCGCAGAGCCGGAAGGGTCTCGTTTCGGCCAGCTTGACGCGTCGAACCTAGAGGGCTTCTCTTCGGCTGTCCGTATTTGGCTCTCCGCCATCCAGGCTGTCACGAGCCTGCCCAGTTCCCAGTTGGGCATCCTGTCCAACCAGCCGGATTCGGCCGACGCTCTAAGGGCCGCGTCCCAGGGTCTGGAAGCGAAGGCCCAGAACCGTGGAGCCACGTTCGGGCGTTCGTGGGAGATGGTCGGGAAGCTGGTTTACGCCGTCTCCCATCCTGGCACTGACGTGTCCGATATTGACTGCCGCGTGGTGTGGCGTGACTTCGGGGTCAACTCCTTTGGTGCCGAAGCTGATGGGGTTACGAAGCTGTTCGCCGCTGGCCTGTTGTCCCGTAGTGGCGCTCTTGCCCGTTTGGGATTTTCGCAGGATGAGATTTTGGCTGAGAGGGCCGCTATTCGGGCTGAAAGTCTCGATGCGGTTGGGGTGTCACTACCTACCGTGCAGCCGGTAAGTGGCGCTCAGCGTGGCGCACAGGCGGTCGAAAATGGCCGTCAGTGATGACTATCAGGACACCCTAGAACGGCTCGCGGCACTCACCGCTGCACAGGTCCAGGGCGAAACCGACACTGCGGTGATCGTGGCTCTGTTGAACCGTGCCCGTGCCTCAGCGGTGGCAACCGCCGACGTCTACACCGCACGCCAGTTGGAAGTGCTCACCGACCGTGTGGTGACCCCTGCCGGGGTGCTGCCGACCGACGAATCCGAACGCCTCACCGAAGCCTTGGAAACCATCGGGGACACCGATGTGGCGATGAGGTTGGAGCGCCTAGCCCGCTCGGAGGTGTTCGCGGCTGCACAGTCAACGGTCAGCGAATCGCTGTCGAAGATGCCTGACCGTCCCCGCCAGTTCGTGGGTTGGGTGCGCCAGCTTGAAGCGGGGCACTGTGACCGCTGCGAGCGGTGGGCGAAGAACGGTCGTGTGTGGCCGAAGAACCACAAGATGGCTACCCACCCAAACTGCAATTGCGTCCAGTGCATTGTCATTTCAGACACTAAGCCACTACCGGTAAGGAGTAAGCGCCGTGGCCGACGAAAGTGAAACTCAGGAAACCGCTGAGCAGGAGAGCGAAGAGACCCAGGTAGACGAGCACGAACCGGAGACTTTCCCGGCTCAGGTCGTGAAGGATCTCCGCAAGGAGAACGCGAAGTACCGCACGGCTGCGAAGAAGTCCGACGACTACGCACGCCGCCTGCATACCGAATTGGTCAGGGCTACGGGACGTTTGGCAGATCCGACAGACGTCGAGTTCTCCGAAGAACACCTAGACGACCCGGAAAAGCTGACTGCCGCTATTGATTCCCTTCTGGAAGCGAAGCCGTATCTAAAGTCCCGCAAGGTGGCCGGTGACGTAGCGCAGGGAAAGCGTGGGAATGGTGCTGCACCGGCCGACTTTTCGCAGCTCTTCGCACACTAATAAGGTAGACTTAACACTGAGGGGTCCGGTACCCCATTTCTTCTGAGCTTGACGCTCATCCCGCTCGTGTCCTGGTGGCAGAGTATCCAATTCTGTTGACATAGAGGACTATTCAAAATGGCCGTTCTTGATTCGAACTTGCCCCAGGCGTATACTCCTGAGGATTACGGCAAGCTGATTGACCTGGTCGTGGCTGCTAAGTCGGTGGCTTTCCAGGCCGGAACCATCATTTCGACTGATTCGGAGAGCATCCGCTTTCCGCTTCTGACCGCCGACCCGGGTACCGGATGGATCGCTGAGAATGCGACTATTCCGCTGACCGATCCGACGACTTCGGAGCTGGTTGTTACTCCGAAGAAGGTCGCTGGCCGCACTCAGATTTCAAATGAGGCCGCTCAGGACTCAAATCCGGCAGTGGCCAACCTGACCGGTCAGGCTTTGGGCCGCTCCATCGCCAAGAAGGTGGATGCCGCGTTCTTCGCCAACACCACGACTAACGGCCCTAGCGGTCTGCTGTCCGCAGCGGGTGTGAATGTGGTCGATACCGGCGCTATCTCGGCGCTGACGAACGTCGATGTCTTTCACGACGCAAAGGCGGCAGCGTTGGCGGACGGTGCGAACGTATCGGTGTGGCTGATGGCCCCAGACGTGGCGCTGCAGCTATCGAAGGCCAAGGAAGGCACCGGCAGCAATAAGGGTCTGTTCGATTCTGTCGCTGACGGTGTCACGTTGGCTGGTGTGCCGGTCCTGGTTTCGACTGATGTCCCAGCCGGTAACGCATGGGGCATTGATTCGAGTCAGTGCCTGATCGTTCAGCGCACCGGCACCACTGTGGTGACTTCCACTGATGCCGCGTTCGCTGAGGACGCCGTCCAGGTCCGTGCCACTGCCCGCGTGGGATTCGGTTTCGCCAACCCGGCTGGCTTGGTTCGTCTGTACGACGCCGCCTAATGACCGCTCCGACTGTCGCTGACTTGTCCGCCCTGCTGGGAAGGTCTGTACCGACCCCGCAGGGTGAGCAGGCGTTGAACATCACGACGCAGGCCGTGAAGGCGTATGTGCGTGGCGGACCGAATTGGGTGCCGAACGCGGAGCAGGCTTCGGTGATTCTCACTGCGGCGGCACGTCTGATCGCCCATCCCCGTCAGGTCGATATGGCCGAATCGGTGGGTCCGCAGTCAGCGTCGTGGCGTGGCGGTTTCAACGGCTTCACGCTGGGTGAACGCATCACCTTGGATAGGTATCGGGTGACTGCACGATGATTGCCAGCGTTTACCGCCCAACCAAGGATTGGAAGGGCCAGACGGTCGGCCAGTTGGACGACTACCTGATCGGCACCGTTACCGGCGTCGTGATGGGTGGCCCGTCAGTGACATCGCTGGCTCGCTTCCCCGGCACTGTGAGCACTGAGGGGCAGCTA